TGGAGAACGAAGTGGAATGTGGTCGCATATGTCCAGGATTATTGGCGAAGTACGACCAAAATACGTCTTTGTGGAAAACTCCCCAATGCTCACTACTAGAGGAATCGACAGAGTTCTTGGGGATTTGGCCAAAATGGGGTTTGATGCAAGATGGGGAGTGTTGGGAGCTGACTTTGCAGGATTTGACCATAAGCGACAAAGAATCTGGATTGTTGCCGACAGTATTGGCAACAGATTGGAAGGGGGGAACCACAGCCGTACGACCGGACAATGGCAAACTAAGATTCGATCAATGGCGAGATTATGTAAAGCTAAATTACGGATTGACTTACCCGCACCCGACTCATTCGGAATTGCGAATGGGTTGGCCTCAAGAGTGGACAGACTTAAAGCCATTGGAAATGGACAGGTTCCAAGCGTGGCAGCAACAGCATGGAGAATCCTGAAAGGAAGCTGAAGGGCAATCATGACCAAACTATTTATGCGTAATAACTACGACAACCCCAACCATGTATCAGTACTGGATAAGCCAATGTCTTATCAAGCAATATGTTTACGCTGTGCAGCAATGATGGGTGGCAAGATCAACGACCAAGCCGCATCCTGGAGCCTTAAAGAATGCGACTGCTGCAACATTAAAGAACAAGTAACGCTACCAAGAAACTTTATTTGGAGATCGTGATGCAAACAGTTGACATGGTTGTGGTAGTTTGTGGTATTGTGTTTCTTGTAGTTGCTGCATTCCTAACTATTAAACGAGTTTCCGACTATGACCGTGTTACCAGAATCCTGGCCGTTCCCAAGCCCGGAAAGCCAATTAAAGGCAGGCGCAGTTACACAAAGCGCAGTAAATATTGGAGCACTGAAAGAAAAAAGAAAACTTGAAATCCTAATTAATCTTAACGATATTGAAAGGGCAATGCTATGAGCGACTTTACACCTGAAGTAAGAAACCAGGCTTTATGGTCTGGTGATGCTAGACGTTTTGTTGAAGGCAAGGGAGGCGAGGTTTACGCTGAGAAGATCGGGTTGAAGGGCATGGATGACCTGAGTGACGTTGAGGCCGTGCAGATGGGTCTGGTGATGCAAGAGCCAATCATGCGCGAGTTTGCAAGGCGGAATCAGATTGAGTTCAAGGATGCAGACTATGCGCTATATCATCCGCGTGAATCCTTCCTGGCAAGCCACTTTGATTACATCAGTGCCGATGGAAAAACACTCTATGAAGTAAAGAATTTGGGAATCCATCAGCGGAAGAAATACGGTGACAATGGCTCTGACCATATTGACATTGGCTATAGAGTTCAGTGCCTACATGAGGCTACAGTTCATCAGATTGAGTCTGTGGTGCTGGTAGTCTGTTTTGGTGGACAGGAGATCGTTGGCTATCCGCAGACATTCAGCCCCGATATGATGGGCATTCACATCAAGGAAATGGCCGAGTTTTGGGGGAGAATCCAGGCGCGTAGTTTTGATCCTGATACGATGGGTGATGCTGCAAAGTTGGTTTATCGGCAGGACAACGGCACAAACCTGATTGCAACCCAAGAGCTTGAGAATGATTGTTTGCGGCTTTCCGCAATCAAGGCAAATATATCTGCGTTGGAGAAGGACGAGGCTGCACTACAAAAACGGATTCAAGGATACATGATGGAGTCAGGACAGTTGGTTAGCGTTGATGGCACTGTGCTGGCAACCTGGAAAACGTCAAAGGCAAGTAAACGATTTTCGCAAGAGTTGTTTAAGAACTCAATGCCAGATATATTTGATAAGTTTGTAGTAGAACAACCCGGCACACGCCGGTTCCTAGTAAAGTAACTATCCGGTTCCTAATCAAGAGAGGCTATCATGGAAAACGTAATATCCATTTCCGGCAATACGGCAGTACTAGACCCAAAGATTCAAGATTCAATAGTCCTACGCGGCGATCTGTCCGGCCTGTCAGAAGGCCAGAAACGAGATTACTACCTGTATCGCTGCAAACAGGTAGGACTTGACCCTGCTGCAAAACCATTTGACCTGCTGACCCTGAACGGCAAACAGATTCTTTACGCCAATGCAGGGGCAACACAGCAGTTGTGCAGCATCCATAAACTTTCTACGCAGATCACGCACAGAGAGCGCGTAGATGGCATCTATATTGTGTCTGTGCGCTGCACTGGTGCCGATGGTAGGGTAAGTGAGAATCAGGGTGCTGTGGACGTTTCTAGCCTGTCTGGTGAACGTTTGGCTAATGCTTACCTCAAGGCCACAACCAAAGCCATACGTCGATCTGTGCTTGCACATTGCGGACTCGGAATGATGGACGAAATGGAAGTTGAGACAATCCCCGAAGCAAGGTGTACCCCGATGGTTGCCATAGAGGAAACCAAGCCAACCCAAGCGCCATCTGGAATTGTGTTTATGGTGCCTGGGGCAAAGGATGCCTATGCAAAGTACGCAAATAACGAGGAATGGGTGGCTGGATATCTGGATATGACCGGAAAGATCGCCGGTAGCAAGAAGTTTTCTACAGCCGAGAAAGAGGCAAAACTCAATGCTCTGGCGGAAGTAAACAGCTTCATCATGGAAACAATCTCCGCAGAAAGTAAGGTTCTGTTTGAGGTTCTGGATCGCGGGATTGCCAAAGTGCTAGCAGACATTAAGAGAGGCGGCGATGAGCCAAAACAATGAAATACTTTCTTACATGGCAAAAGGCAGAGAAATCACTCCGATGGATGCGCTAAAGAAGTTTGGCTGCTTTAGGCTGGCATCCAGGATTAATGATTTACGCAACGATGGTCACAAGATTCACAGGATCATGAAAGAGCGTAATGGCAAACGGTTCGCATCCTACTATCTGATTAAGAGGGCAAAATGAAACTCAAGAATGTTTATCTTAGCTACAACAAATACAAAGAAACCTATACTGGAACCATAGGTTTTGGCGATGATCATGACGAGGTTACGTTTACGTTGACCGAATCTGAGGCGCAGGACTTGTCTTATATGTTCCGTGATCGCTTAATCATTTTTAAAGATCGCTTCAAGTCTTTTACAGACAATATTGAACAATCAACAAAGGAATAACATGGAGCAGCGTGAGCGTAAGGAAGGAACCGGGGTACTGCTAACCAATCAGCGCAAAAAGGGTGCTGGCCCTGATTGGAAGGGTGAAATGCGCGTGGAACGCGCCTACGCTGCTGGAGAAATTATTAAGCTGGCTGGCTGGACTAAAGAGTCAAGTGTAGGTGTGCTGATTAGTCTTAAGGAAGATAACTGGAGACCGTCGCAGGAGAACAACGGCAACGTTAATCCAATCCCGGCTAAACGCATTGATGATGGTGACGTACCGTTCTAATGTCAAAACTATCCAGGCAGCGCGGATCAAACTACGAGAGAGAGATTGCAGCCGAAATCTTTGAGGTCACAGGACACAAGGTAAGGCGCAATCTCAACCAGTATCAAGTAAAGGACGAAGGCGATCTTTTGCTAGGGCAGTTCCTTTTGGAGTGTAAGCGCCGACGCAAGATAGCTGTGTATGAATGGATGGAACAGGCGGAACGATCATGCAAGCAAAACCAGACTCCAGTGGTGGTAATGCGGGCTGATAGCGAGAAGTCACTTGCAGTAATGCGTTGGCCTGATTTGCTGAAGCTAATTAATGGTGAGATTTTGCCCCCGCAGTCGCAAGTGGAATCTGGCGCAATGCCGGATAGTTAGGACGTTGACGGGGCGCACGTTTGCGACACGCCCCACCTACAATTAGAGGACATTATGGCTAAAATATTTATTGCAACACCGATGTACGGAGGTCAATGCACAGGCGTTTATGTGCAGTCTTTGCTTGGTCTTGTTGGAGCCTTAACGCAGGCAGGGCATCAAACTATTTGTAACTTTATGTTTAATGAAAGCCTTATCCAACGAGCCAGGAATAACCTTGCTTACCAATTCCTAAAGGGTGATGCTGATTATCTGTTCTGGATTGACGCTGATATTAAATTTCGTCCAGAGGACGTTATCAAGATGCTGGAAGCAGACGTTGATCTTATTGGTGGCTTGTATCCAAAGAAGGAAATTAACTGGCAGTCCGTAAAGGATGCGGTTGGAAAAGGTAAAGATAACCTGCAAAACTTCACCGGCAGCTTTGTAGTCAACACTGTTGGCTATCAGGACAACCTTATTGTTCCGGTAGATACTCCTTTGGAAGTCTATGCCATTGGCACTGGATTCATGCTGACAAAGCGCAAAGTGCTCGAGCAAATGCGTGAATATACTGATCAGTACTCCAATGATATGAGCCACATGCCAGCAGGTGAAAAGATATATAACTTCTTCCAGGTTCCGGTATGCCCTGAAACCAATCGTTTGCTGTCAGAGGATTACTTCTTCTGCAAGCATTACCGGGATCATGGCGGAAAGGTCTATGCTGCTCCGTGGTGCCAGCTTGGTCACATGGGAAGCTATATATTTGAGGGGCAACTTGTATCTACGGATGAGCCTTGCAATGTGTGACGGAGACTACCGCCAGCAGCAGGAGGAAGAGGAAGAGCTGCAGCAGCGCATCATGGAGGTTTTGGATAGAGTTAAATCCGGCACCACAACCGAAGAGGATGCTGCCATGAAGAACGGCAGACTTGAGTTTTACTTGGGGAGGAATGAATGATGGTTATGCAGATCATCTCCCTTGGTGCCGGAGTTCAATCATCAACAATGGCTTTAATGGCGGCTCGCGGGGAAATCGGCCCAATGCCAGATGCCGCTATATTTGCGGACACGCAGGCGGAACCAAGTTCCGTGATGGATTGGCTTGATTGGCTTGAAACAAAACTTCCTTTCCCTGTTTATCGCGTAACTGCTGGAAGCCTTGAAAATGACGAACTGAGGATTAGGCGCTCCGGCAAGACCGGGAAACTTTACCTTGACGGGTCAATTCCGGCGTTTGTTCTAAAGCCTGACGGTAAAAAAGGTTTATTGGGTAGGAAATGCACGGCGGACTACAAAATAATTCCGCTACAAAGAAAAGTTAAAGAGTTGACGGGAATTAAGAGGGCCGGAAAGGGGGTTGTCGGTGCACAAATGTGGATAGGAATTTCTACGGATGAAGCCCACCGCATGAAACCAAGCCGAGTTGATTACATAGAAAATACATACCCTTTAATTGATGTTGGTTTTTCAAGGTCAGATTGTTTAACTTGGATGCTTAAAAACGGATACCCGACCCCTCCGCGTTCTGCTTGCCGTTTTTGCCCGTTTCATTCTGATTCTGAGTGGATGCGAATTAAAGAAGAAGAGCCCGATGAATTCTTAAAGGTAATTAAATTTGAAAGGGAATTGCAGGGTGCAGCATTAAAGCAAGAGGTTCTAAAGGGGACACCATACCTACATGATTCTTGCAAGCCCATTGATGAAATAGATTTTTCTTTACTAATAGGCGACTCGCACAAACAAATGGATATGTTTGGGAACGAGTGCGAAGGGATGTGCGGCGTATGAAAAACGGCAGACTGAAAATACCAAATTATATAAAAAAACCCCGGCACTCAGCCGGGGCAAAGGACGCGAGGGGAGAGTCTCGCGGGAGGAAACCTAAC